GCTTGATGCAACTACCTGAAGAGCCTAGCGTCTGGTCTGCTGGTGGTCGTGCATTCCACGCAGCAACTGAAGAGTGGGATAAGAACAATGACTAGTGTTAAGTTATGGAAAGATGCTTGGAAGAAAGAGACCGAAGGTCTTGACCTAACTAATGCACGAGTTGCTGGAAGAGCAACGAAGGCTAACCCTGGTAGAGAAGATGCTAACTGGTGGAATGACCAAGGTCCTATCTGGGTAGAGCAGTACATTATGTGGCGCAGAAATAATCCTGAGTGGAAAATCTGGACCACTGCTCAAGGGGCGAGAGCCATTGAACTAGAACTCAATCCTGTCATTGCAGGTGTACCTGTAAAGATGGTGATTGACCGCGTGTTTGAGGTGAATGGAAAACTTGTCATCATTGACCTTAAGACATCAGCGCGTAGACCTACATCTGACCTACAACTTGGCTTTTACAAAGTCGGTATAGAGCAGACGCTAGGAGTAGAAGTCAATCTAGGAAACTACTGGATGTCCCGCGACGCGGGGACAGGAGAAATGATTGACCTAAGTAGATACAACCTGCCTATGCTTGAGTATATGGTGTCGGGATTTGATAAGTCCCGCAAGGCTGGTGTATTCTTACCGAACCTATCCAGTTGCAGTTTCTGTGGACTCACGGAGCACTGCGAATTTACGAAAGAGAAATAATGTCAATCAATTACAACATCTCAGGTCAGGACATCATTGTTGCCCACGACTTGAAACTAATCACACTAAACGAAGCACGTCAATTGCTAGGCAATTTGCCACCAGCAAAGGAGGAAGCAAGTGAGTAACGAAGATTGGAAACTACAGGTTTCTTATAAGACTCCTGCGGGAGATATGATTAACGTTCGTGCTAATACTGCTGATGAACTCAGCGTATTGCTAGAAGGTATTGGTGATTACTCATCACAGATTGCAGCAGTACAACGATTGGTTGTTGGTGCATATAACGCAGCCCCTTTGGGGACACCATCTTCAACTCCAAGCACTCCGCAATCCACATCCTTCGCTCCCTCCCAGCCAGCGGTAGCGTCAGGTACGCTAAGCAGTAGCCCTACTTGTGTACACGGTGCACGCATTTTCCGTAGTGGAGTGTCAAAGAAAACTGGTCAACCTTATGCGTTCTGGTCTTGTCCACAACCACAAGGCGCAGACCAGTGCAAGCCAGTTAACTAACAGAATTGGTGGAGGGGTAGTTATAAGGGGAAGTTAATTACCCCTCTTCCAACTTAAGACAGGAGCGATATGAGAACATTAACCCGTAGCGTAGGCAGAGCAGACATTGGTGGAGAACCATTGCCCTCTGTGTTCAAAGCATTAGATAACAATAAGATTATATTTCGTAGAGCAGAAGTCTCTATGCTTGCTGGTACCCCAGGTGTGGGAAAGTCCACTCTGGCACTGGCTTTAGCCCTTAAGATGAGAGTTCCCACTCTGTATATTTCTGCAGATACCAACGCTCACACAATGGCAATGCGTCTTGCATCAATGATTAGTGGTAAGAATCAAACTGATGTTGAGCATATGTTGCAGAATGATATTGGCTGGACTAAGGCTACCCTTGCTAAGGGTGCCCACGTTGTCTGGTCATTTGAATCTAGTCCATCACTACAAGATATTGATGAAGAGGTTCAAGCCTTTGAAGAACTATGGGGTTGTCCACCTGTTGCTATCTTTGTAGATAATCTAATGGACATTGCTACTGATGGTGGCGAAGAGTTCGCATCAATGCGTGCGATTATGAAGGAGTTAAAGTTCCTTGCTCGTGACACTAACGCTGCTATCATTGTGCTCCATCATACTTCTGAGGCTGTTCAAGGCAATCCTTGTCAACCTAGAAGTGCCCTCCAAGGTAAAGTGGCGCAGTTACCTGCTCTTATCTGTACACTTGGGGTGGTTGGTACATCTATGGCTTTAGCACCTGTAAAGAATAGATACGGAAGGGCTGATGCTAATGCAAACCTTAACGTTTGGTTAGCATTCAATCCTGAATATATGTATATGGACGACATACCAGAGAGTGCGTGATTATGATTAGAGAAGAAGAAGACGACACAACACAAGAGATGCGTGCGTTTGTATTGCTTCAGGTTAAGGGTGAGATTGCTGCATTAGTTGAAAAGATTCAGGCAGCCAAGGTACCAGTCACAGATGAGTGGACTGATGGACTCAACGCTGGATTAGATTGGGCAGTACGCATCCTGAACAAGGACAAGAGTGCGTCTTAAGTGCCAAGCCAATCCAGAAAGCACAGAGGGTACCGAAGCCAAAAGGTTTGGGCTAACTTTCTGGCGGAGAATGGATTCCCTTACGCGGAATCTACTGGTGCTGGACGTAGTGGTAGTGATATTACTGGTACGGTGGGCATTGACTGGGAGGTAAAGGCACGTACAGGATTCAATCCTGCTGCTGCTATTGCTCAACTTAAAGACAGAGACAAGGGTGACCTTGGAGTTGTAGTCTTAAGACTGAATGGTCAAGGTGAGAAGTCAGTTGGTGATTGGGTAACCTTACTTAGAGGTGAAGATTTAGTATGGCTACTACGGGAAGCAGGGTATGGTGATAAAAATTGACAATGACTTGCCTTCCATCAAGGCAGTACTTGAACACTACGGCGCAAGGTTACGTAGTAACCACGGTCAAGTCAACCTTAAGTGTCCATTCCATTCTGACACGCACCAGTCAGGGAGTGCAAACCTTGACAAAAACATCTTCATTTGTTTCGCTTGTGGAGTGCAAGGTAACAGTATCCAAATTATATGCAGACAGGAGAGTATGAGTATCTATGAAGCAAAGCGTTTTGCAGAAGGAATTACTGGGGAAAGCCACGGAGAAGTACGCGGAAAACATTTATCAGGCGGAAGCCTACCTAAAGCAAAGAGGAATTCCTCTGGAGGTAGCACGTCTGGCGCGATTAGGCGTAGTCGTAGAACCTGAGACAGGACACGAAGCCTTTGTCGGACGACTCTCTATTCCCTACATTACTAAAAGTGGGGTTGTTGATTTACGTTTTCGTTCTCTTAATCCAGCAGTAGAACCAAAGTATATGGGTCTTACTGGAGCAGAGACCAAGATGTATAACGTGTTAGATGTTGAACGTGCTGGCGATTTTATAGGAGTGTGCGAAGGTGAACTTGATACCCTTACTATGTCTTCTTGCATTGGGATTCCTTGTGTTGGAGTACCAGGTGCGAACAGTTGGAAGAAGCACTACACACGATTGCTGGCAGACTTTGAACGAGTGTTCGTCTTTGCTGATGGCGACCAGCCAGGGACAGAGTTTGCCCGTAGTCTTGCCAGAGAACTGCCAGTTACTATCGTTCAACTCCCCGACGGAGAGGATGTTAATTCGGTGTATGTGTCAGAAGGACCTGAGTTTCTTCTAGCCAAGGTATCTTCTAATGGATGAATACATTTGTGATGAATGTGGTGAACACTTTGAGGATGCCTTTGAATTAGTAGACCACAATACCCCTGAAGATGAGGACGAATTCAACCCATCATTAATCCTGCCCAATGGGTATAGATTACAGATAGGGTCACTGCTTAGATTTATGTACGAAAACTCGGATGACCCAGAACAAATCAGAAAGATAGCCCAGTCTACTTATGTTACACTATTTGCTGCAGAACATTCGCAGGAAGTTCTTGAAGAGTTGATTGAGGAAATGGTTGTCAGTACCGAGATGTTGCGGTTTGATGATAGCCTCAAGGAACTATTAGAAAAGGACGAGCCTAATGACGAAAGCGGAGCGTGAAGAACAATGGCAGATTATTCAGTATCTAACAGGTTTGGGTTTGAAAGTGACAGCGTACGACAAGGAAGGTTCCTTCCTAATCGTTACTCTAAAGATTCCATTGTTGCACGGGAACTCCACCTTGAAGTAAATCTTTCCAACTTAAGTAAGGAACTCAACGAATTATTGTTGAGCAAGCACAAGGATTATGGTCCGAAGAATATTTCCCAAGCCCCTGGCGGTGCCATCAATGGACTGCGTGTACGAATGCACGACAAGTTGGCACGCATCAATAATTTAATTGATAGTGGTGCATCCCCTGAACACGAATCACTTGAAGATTCCTTCAAGGATATGGCGAACTATGCAATCATTGGATTGTTAGTCTTAAGAGGTAAGTGGGATAATGAGTGAAAGAACAGGAACTATTTGACTGGCTTAAGACAGAGTTCTTTCCAGACCTAGAACGTTCCCCAGATACTTACGACGGCTTTGATTGCACTAGTCAAGAGCAAGGTATGTTTATAGAACTTAAGTCACGACACACCCATTACCCTGACTTACTTATTGAACAAGCAAAGTATGATTATCTTATGGCTGAGTCAGAGAAGTTGGCGTTTGCTGCTTACTACATTAACTCTACGCCTGAAGGCGTGTGGTCTTTTAAGTTAGACTCTGTGCCACAGATAGAGTGGGCAGAGAAGTGGCTACCTACAACAACAGAGTTTGCTAATAAGAATAACAAAATGAAATCAGTTGGCTTCCTCAAATTAGAATGGGGAACACAGATTAAATGAACTGGGAAGAAGTCAAGAAGTGGGAGTACGTAGTAGATTCCGTAGCCCTTGAGTACCATAAGAAGTTTGATATGGTAGAAGTTCCCGACTTAAGACAGGCACTATGGTTGTGGTTTGCTGAGCATCCTAATAAGTTAAAAGAGTGGGAAGCAATCGGTGAACGTGATGCAAAGAATCTAATCTATCGTAGCCTACGCAATCAGGCTATTGATTACTGCCAACGTTGGAAAGCAAAGAGTGTTGGCTATGATATAACTGACTTGTATTACTATGCGCCCGAAGTTATTGAAGCAATTCTTCCTGCTGTCTTAAGACAAGAGTATGGCGTACAACATAAGTTAAACCTCGGCAGAGTTGGGCGACCATCTGCACCTAACGAAGGTGGTAACTTGATGGTTCTAATGTTAGAGATTGATGCTGCTTATTACAAACTAAACAAAGAAGATAGACGCTTGATATTCGTACGCCACGGCGAAGCAATGGACTTCAAAGAGATTGCTAATGTCTTAAGTCTTCCGTCTGAAGACGCATCTCGTATGAGATACAAGCGTGCATTAAATAGATTGATTCGTAAACTGGGTGGGCATAAGCCTTACAATGACTACGACTTACCCGACAGTCAAGATGATGAGGTAGACAGCACAGAAGATACCAATGTAAGCAGCGAAGAATAAGGCTGGTATTAATACTGGTGCTATGGCTATTAAAAACTTACGCATTAGGCAACTCCATCTCACCTGGGTCTACATACATAGCCTCTGAATAGGTGTCGTAGA